GATTTTGTAGCGTTCCAGTTCTGACAACTTGACTCAGCAAATCAATTGTATCAATTGGCAAAGGATAAGTAATTTGCCCTGTGTTCAAAGGTATTTGTCCTTCTTCAACAGTCCACAGATTAATACCTCTGTTTGCCCATTCAACCGATAAAATATTTAATGATCTTCTGGCAGTTCTAAAATCATATCCGCTTCTTAACTCAGCACCACACCGTTCGAATGCCTCTTCAATGAGTTCATTCATGTTTAAATCAAATACGGAGGTGCCTGTCGTTGTCATTTGTGCATTTTTCTAAGTGTTTCTGCTAACCTTGCACGTTGTCCTAATTTGCCAGGTTTTTTAACAGCAGCTTCGAGCTTTTTCTCAGGGATTGTATGTCCTTCTTTAACGCCCAAAGATTTACGCAACGCACCAGCTCTGTGTATTGCGTTCTGTATCCAATGTTCAGCCATGATTAACTTGCTGCTGGTTGGGTTGGTTCAGCCTCTGGAGCAGATTCTGGAACTGGCTCTGGTATAACTGGAGGAGGAGCAACTACAGCAGGAGTTGGATCAATTTGTGGAACAATTGTAGCTGCAAATTGTTTTACAACTTGTGCATCTGAAAATCCAGAAACTACTTTTTCGCTACCCAAATAAGAGATAAACTCATTAATTAATTTATGCTCTTCACTTTCTACAGAATGCCCTATACTTTTTGCAAAATAAATTGCCTTTTCAAATAAATTCATTTTTTCCTCGCAGCTCTCATGTTATCAACTAAATTTGGATAAGGTCTACCAGCAGCTTTAGCCATCGCTTTCGCTGATGATTTTTTTGCAGAACTTAATTTCTTTGGTTTACCTAAACCTTTCGGTCTTGGTTTATCCCATACCTCGCCACCTTTTTTGTACATAGAAACATCATCTGGGTTGTCTTTACGCTTAACAACCTTTTTAGTGGGCATTTTAGATGGGTTAATTGCACCCATACCCCGACTGGATCTCATTTGTGAGCCTTGCCGCCATGACACATTTTTTCAACGTGATCCATGTGGTGGTGATGATGTTCAGCATGTTTTTTAAAGTGATGTTTATGATGCTTATGTGATTCAGTCTCATGTTCAGAAATGAATTCATCATGACGCACCATATCTGGACCTGATTTTGGTTCCATATGATCTTTAACCATATTGTTTCTCATAACTACTCCTTAACAGTATTTAGTTTTAGTGTGACCACGTTTTGCAATGCCATCAGCACGACTTGATGTAGATCCGCCATGAGCCATTTTTTTAATATGACCACCATGTTTTTTAGTATTTACTAATGGATCATCGCCAATAGTATTACCCTTCATCTTAGGATGACGATCTTCTGTGTGACCATGTTTTTCAACTTTAGATTCACCAAAACGACCATGTTTATTAGAACCTTTTTCTACATCTTCGTTCATGCCACGAGGACCCATCGATTCAGCATGACCACCATGAGCCATTTTCTTCATATGAGCCTTACCGCCATGTTTCATTGCTTTGGCTTCATGCTCTTCTTCAGAAGCTAAATGACGCAACTGTTTAGCTTGTTTCATTTCATGCGCTTTTTCAGTCATACCACCATGAGCCATTTTGTGCACTTTTCCACCGTGCTTCATGCCATGACCTTCATGTTGAGCCATATGATGTTCAGCCATTGCCAAATGATGATGAGCTAAATGCTTATGATGAGTTTTAGATAAACCACCATGTTTCATTCCTGGTGCAGCACCAGGAGGCATTGGAGCACCCATAGGAGCTGCTGGAGGAGCCATTGATGGAGTTGGCATGGCTCTTGCAGCCATCATAGCCATCGCTGGATTTACACTACGTTTTTTCATTGTTGCCATGTTAATTCCACCTTTTTTAAAATGTTTGCCTTTATCGGCTTCTACAAAATCACGCCCCACTTTTTGTGGAATGTGAACATTATCAGCAAACGCCTTAGAATGGGCTATTGCCTCCATAAAATTATGCTGTTTTTTACTATGACTTGGCATTGCTACCTCGTATTAATTCATTAATTTTATCTTCCAAACGATTAAATCTTGTATCGATGTGGTCCATAATCTTACCTAATTCAGCCTGAGTTACTGTATCACGAGCTACTTCTTCACGAGTCTTATTCAATAAAATATTCAATCGATCTAACTCATGGAATTTTTCTTTCATTATAAATCCTACTATTGCAATAAGTATAGTTAATATTGCATTCCAAAATGGCATGATTGCATCAGTTAACATTTCCATTTCCTTAAACTTTTGTTGATTCTTGAATTAGGATCATTTGCTGTTTCAGAACTAGTTAAACGCTTTTTCATTCCTTCCATGCGAGCACAGAAAGACTTTTTCCGTGATCCACCTTCTGGTTGTGGAGCTTTTAAATGTGCACCATGCTCTTTGTTATAAGAAGCTCTTCCCTTAGCATTCAAACCACCACTAGGATCTTTACCTTCTTTACGTTGCCAAGCTGGTGTCGTAGCCATGATTAGATACCATTAGAAATTAATTTGCCAGCAATAATAACTCCAGCGGCAATCGTTGTTGCGGTACTTGTAACTAACTGCCATTGAATGTCAGTTTTTTCTGAATAAAGATATGGGTCAGATGATCTATTTGCTGTATAAATAGACACAAATGGTTGTTGTAATACTTGAAGTTTTACACCCGTATTGTTATTAATTGCCTGAACTGAATAAGTAACAATATTTGACGATGTATAACTATTGGATGTATTTACTTCGGCAAAATCTAAGTAAAAAGAATATCCTGCTGGCACAGTATATACAGTACTTTGTGATTTGCCAATCCCAGTATTAATCTGTGCATAAGTAGCAGTTGCACCAGCATTTTTAGCTGTAATTGTTCCAGCATTTGAAGTCTGACCAGAAGCAACTCCAACCATAAGCATGCTGTTTACACGCAAATATTTGTTAGAACTGACAACACCTGTTTGACCAGTTAAAACAATCACTTCAGATATTGGATTAAAGTTTGCATCAAGTCCGTTAATTTGTACGGCTGCTGGAGCTACATCGGCTGTTGAAGAACTAGCCACAGTTACGGTTGCAGCTGAGACTGGATATGTATAGGTAGTAGCATTTTCCCAAATAGGAATTTGCGTATTACCTACTGCTGATTGATATCCAAATAGACTTAATGTTTGATGCCCAGTAATTTGACCACGAGAAACTTGTAAATCAAACGGCTCATATTTAGCCTGTCGGCTAATTGATTGAACCGAATTATTTGTGCTTGGTATACCATTTGGACTTTGTGCCATATTAATCTCCTAAAATTTTAAAAAGGGGACCGTAGCCCCCTATCGGATTAATTAGTCAAAGTTACCATATGGGTAAGTTGTACTATTACCAATATTCATATCTTGTTGTGCATACTTTAATGTAACAGCAATTTGACCAGATGTAGGAGTAGTCAAGCTGGTATTAGTAATCTTCAATGTCACAACAATCTGGCTAAACCATGTAGGTTGTTGACCAGGTTGAATATTTTGAACGTCTTGTAATGTGCCATAAGCATAATCTAACTGTGTACCTACAAATGTTGCAGTACCACGAGTTGCTGAAGTAATAGCAGCCATTGTTGCATACACGCCTGTAGCAGTAGCAAATTTGTTAGAAACGTATGGTTGAATAGAGTTAGCAGTTACTGATCCATCAGTTGGCAATGTTCCTACGTCAACGATTACATCAGTAATGTTTGAACCCTGTGGAATCAAAAATGATACGCCACGATAAATAGTTCCAGAAGCATCTGCTGTAGGAGCAGTAGCAACAGTAGGACCACTAGTACTATAAACACCAGACTGTGGATTCCAAATAGTTGCTGCTTGGTTAGGAATGTTGCCAGAAGTAACAAACACACTAGAACCACCTCCATAACCAGCTTGACCTGCGGAAGTTACAGCAAAATCTAAAAATGCTTGTTGTGCTAACAAGACTGGACCAACGTCACGTTGTGGACCAAAACGATTGTCACCAGATAAAATCGGTCCTTCAAAAGTTGTACGCATTATAAAACTCCTTTTAAATATGAATACTTGAGAGCAATTTTCCTAGTAGATGATGTATCTCTACCAATAACACGCCCTCTCTCAGCATAGGACATATTAGGATTATTAACTATAAATTTAACAATTGCAAGGTATTTTGGATCAGATAAAGCTATATTTCTACGAGTTTTTTTAATTTTTTCAATATACTCTTTTGTTAAATGATTTCTTTGATTAACTTTACTTTTTGAAATTTTTTGTTTAGTTTCTTCTGTATGTTTTTTCCCTCTCATTGGGACTTTTGCGGTATCAGAAATATTAAAAACACAAGGCTCATCAAAATGTGCTCTACCTTGCAAAAATTCATTTTCGAAATCATCTAAATCATCTGCTAATCCACATTCAATTTCTAAACTCCAATCAAAAGCATTTTTACCGTATTTATTATAAGAATGTTGGAGTATAGGATTTATATGGCATCCTTTATCTAAAAGTCTAAAATGTTCATGGATACGTTTTTTTACGTTTTGTGATTGACCAACATAGGATTGATTCGTAATTTTATTACGAATTTTATATATTCCTATGTAGTCGTGTGCATATGGCATGATAAAGTTCCTTGGAACTAATATACCACAATTTAAATTTTGTGCAATCTTTTTAACAAAAAAATCCCCAGTTTTTAGGCTGGGGACAAGTCCTCTCACGAAGGAAATAACCTTAGTAAGAACCGTAGATACCTAATGGATCAGATACACCAAAAGAATAACGCTCACGAGACTTGTAACGTACGTTACCAGTATCAAAGTCGCCATCCATTGAGTTCTGTAAAGGTGTTCTTACGAACATCTTCAAACCGTTAGGAACATCAGTAGTCAAGAACCATGCATTTGTTGCTGTCAAGAAGTGGTTAATTGCATAACCTTCTGGAACAGAACCATTGTTCTTAATTGCGTTGATGTCATTGTTGTTTGTACCAACACGCAATTCAGTTTCTAACAAACGAGTAGCAACGAATTGTAATGCTGGAGGAACAATCAATTTTCTTGGTTTAGCAGCGATTAATAATCCACGCTCATCGGTCCAAGCTGCAATACCGATAACAGCGTTTTCAAGCGCAGTTTCGTTTAAGTCAGCAGGGGTTGATGGAGTGTTGGCGTTTACACCACCAGAGATTAATGGATGTGCTGTTGAAAATAAAGGTTGACCATCGCCATAAACAAACTGGCTATTGAAACCGTTATTTAATACAGCAGTAGCTTTAACCTGTTTGGTGTAAGACATTGCACGAGCCAAAGCTTTGGTATAGCGACCAGAAAGAGAATCGTACAAGTTATCTTCGATTGCCTCTTCAGTTAAGCTAAAGCCAAGAGCGATAGTTTCGTGGTTATAACGAGCTGTCCATGCTTCCTGTCCGTTGTCATAAGCGATGGCTTGACCTTCGTTTTTGACTGGAGCAGCTGAGAAGCCTGACAGTTTTGTTTCTTCTTCAAAAGAACGCTCAGAAGTTTCAATTTCGTAAAACTCTTTGTGTTCTTCACCGTAGCGAGCATACTCAAGACCAAACAATGCGTTTAATCCAGGTAATAGCTCTTTTAATAGTTGTGCACGAGAAATAGCCATTTAAATGCTCCTTAATTAAACACCAGTTGCATTGAAGTAACTGTGGTAACCGAAGTTCCACGCCACTAATGCTTCTGGATAGCCTGTGAATGAAAACTGTGCATTGGTCGATTGAGCAGTTGTTACTGCTGTATTGATAGTCACAGTCGTGCCGTTTACTGTTGTTACATAGGTATTCGAGCCTGAAGCAATACCAGGACCAGAAATAACCATACCAGGCAGAATTGCGCTGTTAGCAGCAGATAAAGTAACAGTTGTGCTAGATGTAGTAGCATTTTGTGTCACAGTAACAGCTGAAGCAGGGACAACCTGAACGATACGGAAAGGTGCAGATGTAGTCAACGGAGTGATTGCTGAAGTGCTTGTGGCAGCAGCAGAAATCGCAATACCAGCAGAAGAATCGCCAGTAGTTGTCGAACCAGTATTACCAGCAGCTGCTCCAATGTAATAAGCATTAGAACCAACAAAAGCTGGGTTTAGGTATTGAATGGTTGTAGAACCACCAGTACCAGCTGGGTTAGACAAGCAAACTGCTTGGAAAACTGCTTGTGGATCATCTACAACATAACCAATCGCATCAGGAGCACTTGTAGAAGCATTCCAAAATTGATAACGGTTTTTACCGTAAATAGGACCACCTGTTGTTGAATACTCGCAACCTACAAAAACACCAATCGTGCCAGCAACAGCAGATGAAGCGTTATATGTAAGCGATGAAGCGATGAT